TGGCATATCGTAATATGGTACTTGGTATTTTTTAATTGGTATGATGTTATCGTAATTTGGTTCGGTAGCGATTTTATCAATACGTTCTAATTCAACATTCATTATAACATTTACGGCTTTTTTGCCGTGAGCGTCTAATCTTCTATAATCAGATACTAATTTTTTTTCTACTAAAGAATATGTGCTATTGTCATTGTTTTTTACATTAAAAAGTGAATTAGGCTCAATATCCAATATACCACACATTACCTCTAAAATATCTACATCGGGACGATTTATGTTTTTTTCCCAGTTACTTATAACAGTATTAGAAACATCAAGTTTGTCACTTAATTGTTTCTGCGTAAGTTTTTTTGATATACGAGCCTGTTTTAACTTCTCACCAAATGTAAGCATTTTTAAAACCTCCTCTCTTATGTATCCATAATAGCACAAAAAAATAAATTTGTAAATAGCTAATTTCAGAAATTCTGAAATTTTATACTAAAAACACTTGACAATTCAGATAAACAGGATTATAATATAGTAAAATCCAGAAATTCAGAAACGAGGTGATATAATGAAAGTACACGAAAGAGTAAAAGTTTATCTCGACAAACACAATATTACTCAAAAGGAATTGTCAAAGGAAACCAAAATTCCAGAAACAACCCTTAGTTTAATATTAAGAGGCGGTCGAAAGTTTGAATGTGACGAGTTTGAACTTATTGTACAGGCTTTAGGCGTTCCTGCGTCAGAGTTCATAAAGCCAAAGAAAAAATCAGCGTAAATGAAAGGGAGTGTTGAGCAATGGATATATGGGACTTTTTGATGAGTCACCCGTTGGTGGTAACGATTGTAGTTTCCATTATCTCAAGTGCAGTATTTTGTGTATTGTTTAACTGGTTGTTAAGTGCTGTCTTTCCCCAAATATAGCCGATAAGTGTTGCAATAGCAGTAGTAATCAAAGATATTACAATAGGAACAAGAACAGATTTAAAAAGAAAATCTTTTATTGTGTTTCTGTGAATTTCGTGATAATGCAATCCTTTGTAGGTAAGAACTATATATCTGAAATCGGGTAAAGGATACTCGCCGTGAGTAAAAGCTTCGGCGGTTATATATTCTTCATCTATTAATTGTTGTAATAAAAGTGATACATTATCATAATTCCATTGGCAATCATTTTTTTCTTCAAGTAATGGTATGAGAAAGTCTTTTATTCCTAAATAACTATGAATAGAGGACGCAGATGGTTGGCTAATTAAAGTATCTAAAATTATTTTTGATTTTTTTAACAACATCGGTAATCAACTCCTTTGGATTGATTATAACATTAATTTACAAAATTCGCAACAGATGAACAAAAATCAGCATAAACGAAAGGGAGTGAGGGAATGAACATAATAGAAGCAACACGCAAGGCATTAAAAGAGGGCGTAGGAATAAAGAATAAGAATGATATTACGCAGAATTATTTATTACCTACAAATACAAGAGAATGTTATATTGTTGTTCCGATTGGGTTTGCTGTAGGTAATAACACCAAAGCCGTACCACGTTGGAATCCTAAAGCAGAAGATATACTTTCAAATGATTGGGAGTTATATCCGCATAAAACGATATAACCCCCACAAAGTATTACTGTTTTAAACAGAACTCGTATGCTACATCATCTGCGTCTTGGACTGAATAAATAAAACCGTCTTGAATTAGATTTCGGAGCATAACATCTAACTCATCTTTAGGAATTTTAAGGTCGTCCATTACATCATAAAAACATATAGAAATGTATTTGTCGTGAGTTTTGTAAAAATCAAGAATATAATTCTTCAATGCTTCCATATATAATCACCTCCATTCTGTGGTGATTATAGCATAATATCAAGAATTTTACAATGAGAGATAGAAAGTAGGTGAAAAACAATGGCAAAAGTAATGGTAGAAGTAAAGCAAGTAGATTTAAAGACATTCCGCACAATGTACGGTATACCGGAGCATACTGTACAACGTTGGGTACATGTCAAAGGCTTTCCGGCATACAAGTTGGGTCAGAAATGGTACGTTGATGTGAAAGCATTTGAAAAATGGCGTGAAACAGAACACGCCAACAGCTACAAATATGCGTAAAGCATAATAAAACACCTTGCAGGCAGACAAGGGCTGTCCGCAGTATTATACCGCAAAAAAGTCAATTTTTCTTTTCCCTAAAAAGTTTGAATTTTAATGAAATCTGTTTTGCGGACGGCTCCTGTGTGCCTGTGAGGTCAAGTGAAAGAGAGGTAAACAAATGAACACAATAGGAATTGCGCTGATTAGTTTCGGTGTGGGACTGATAATCAGCTTAAAGCTGATGAAAGAGGACGAGAAGAAACGAAAGCGGGGTAAAAGAGATGTTTAAGTTAATAAGAGAAATTCGCCGAAATATGTCAGTTATGAATATAGACGGTATAAGAATTTTAGCAGAAGTGGCAAGAGATATTGTATGTAATAAAAAATATCGTAAGGCGGACGGTGAATTAACACCGGAGCAGTTCGACAGACAGGTTAAGCAAGTTTTGGACATCGTAAAAAGAAACGAGGTGTGCAATGTCTGAAAGAATTAAGTATGCTATATCGGTTGTTGCATTTAGTGCGATACTGATTATGACAGAATTTATAATGATGAATATGATTGGGAGGTGAAAGAGAATGAATAACTATTACATTACATTCGGCAGTGAGGGACAGCCATTCAAAGGTGGTTGGATAATCATCGAGGCGGAAACAATAGAGCAAGCGTGTAAGATTTTCAGAGCGATGTATCAATACGAGGAAACTGGCGATACACTATTAAAATTCTGTTCGATATACACAGAAGAAACCTTTAAGCAAACAGGAATGTATAAAGACAACAGCAATCTTGGAGCAGGTTGTCACTGCAAAATCAGCATAAAAAAAGAGACCGTATGAGGTGCAACTCGAAACGGTCAAAGGTAATTACATAGATTAATCTATGTTTTACATATATTATACCACAAAAAATAAAAAAATCAAGAAAGGAATGATAAAAAGTGGGTAATGCAAATTTATTAGAGGTCGCTCGAGGCGCAATCGGTGAAAGATTGGACTATGAGCTAAGCAAGGTCGTTGATAATATCGCCGACTTGAACACCAAGGCGGACGCAGTAAGGAAGATAACATTGACGTTATCACTAAAGCCTGACAGCGAAAGACAGAACATCAAAATGTCAACACAGGTTAAGTCAACATTGACACCAACGAACAACATTGAAAGTGCGTTGTATTTGACGGAATCAGACGAGGGCAAAGCATTGGTCGAAATGCTTCCGCAAGTACCGGGACAAATGGCATTAGACGGCTCGGAGCAAGACGAGCCAAAGGTTATACCAATTAAGAAAGCAATGTAATTTAAGGAGGAAAAAGATAATGATTAACAAAGAGTTTATTGAAAAAATCGAGGATATGACAGGACCAAAGGTGATTGAAACCGACCATGGCGCATTTTCAGACAAGCAACTACACAGAATTGAGGACAGATTGCTTGATACAACCAAATTGTCAAGTCTAAGTGGTTTAGTCACTATGATGAAACAAGAAATGGACAATTATGATAAGCCATTATTCGTCAGAGTGGTATCACCGGAGCAGGTTGATGTATTGGGTACGGTCAGATATGATATGCAACGTGAAAGACCATATGTTGCATATGCGAAATTCAATAGCTTTGACTTCGATAGTTATATGAGCATTGAAAATATGATTATCTGCCTAAAATCACGTTTTGCACCGACAGAGGACAGAGATTATCTTGTGCAGTTGCTTGGTAACATAACAGACCAACAGAGTGTACAGACAAAAGACGACGGTATCACGCAGTCGGCAACTGTCAAGAGTGGTATTCAGTTGATAGGTGAACAGAGAATTAAGCCGATTGTTACGTTGAAACCATACAGAACATTTTTAGAGGTTGAACAACCGGAAAGCGATTTCTTAATCAGACTTAAAGACGGCAGAGCGGCACTGTTTGAGGCAGACGGTGGAGCTTGGGAACGTGAGGCAGTAAAGAACGTTGCGGACAAGCTAAGAGAATTGCTTGAAGATGTACCGAATGTACATATAATTGAATAATAAAAAAGCGGGGGAATTTAATTTCCCCCGCAATACCGTTCAACGGCATATATTATAACACAACAATATTTTAGCATAGAAAAGAGGAAAAGTCAAATGAACATATACGAAATAGACAACGCAATGTTTTCTTTAATTGACGAAGAAACAGGCGAAATAAAGGATTACGAGGCATTTGAAGAACTGCAAATGCAAAAGGAAGAAAAAATCGAAAATACAGCGTTATGGTATAAAAATCTTGTAGCCGAGAGCAAAGCTATAAGAGAAGAAGAAAAAGCACTTGCGGAACGTCGTAAGTCACTGGAAAACAAAGCTGAAAATCTGAAGAATTTCATAAATCGAACATTGGACGGTAACAAGTTCAGTACATCAAAAGTAGCTATAAGCTATAGAAAATCAACGGCAGTAGAAGTTGATGATGAATTTATCGACTATGCAATGAAGAACAACAGTGACTTACTGACATATAAGCAACCGGAGCCAAACAAAACAGCTATCAAAGAAATATTGCAGGGCGGTTTTGATATTCCACACGCAAAATTGACCGTGAGAAACAACATGAGTATAAAATAAGGAGTGATACATATGGGAA